ATAAAGTCGTTACCAACAACATTCACTCCTTCTCTTTGTGTGATGGATCCGATGCCTCTAGAAGAAACACCCAGTTTGACACCCTCACTAATAAGTGATTCTGCAATCTTACCCATTGGGGTTGAAAGGATCTTTGCCTTACCAATGATGTTTGTTCCGTTCTCTTTGAGTGAAACAATTTTGTGACTGACACGATCCAGATTAACTGTTGGGCCATCAGGATGTCCAAGTTCTCCAAGTGCTCTACCTGCTTGAACATGATTCTCATTGTATCTTTGTACTTCCCTTCTCAGGGTTTCCATAGGATACATTCTACCATTTCTATTTTTGATGTCTCCTTGAAGGAAAATACCCTCAATGAACATACTCTTTTTACCGTTCTTTTCTTCAACGATAAAATCAACTGTTTCGATTTCTTCTCTAATTAGTTTCATTGTTTTACGCGGTGAATCCTACTTTTGCCCCTCTGACTGTCCCACTTGCGTAGACAACTTCATTGGGTCTCTTTTCAATGTACTCAACCTTTTGATCAGGAAGAGTAATCAATTTGCCAGTAGCACCAACCAAAGTTGAAACTCCAACAGTTGCAGCGGCTCCAGAAACATTAACCACTCTAACAACAGTTGCCTGTGCTAAAGAGGTGGCTGTGCCAGCCGTTGTTGGAATGGCAATTTCATCACCTATAATTAATGTTCTAGCCATTGGAATATTAATACTGATATTATTTATTTATACTATTCGATCTCATCACCACCGAGATCTACATCAGAATCAAATTCTGACGTAGACTGATCAGCATCAAAATCAATACCATCATCAAAAAGTGATGCAGCTACTTGAGGTCTTATACCTTGAATCCTTTCTGCACTCCTAGAAAAGAGTTGATCCTTAATTCCATCACTGATTTGTGAAGGTGATTCATCCTTCACAATCAAATCCATAAGTTCTTCCATATCCATATTAATAAGAATGAATTTTTACTATTTAGATCTCACCACCAGAGGGGGATGGTTCTGGATCTTTTGGTGATGTGATATCTGCAGCTGGCATTCCTGGTGCAGGAGGAGCTCCACCTGCTGCAGGATCTCCACCACCCATAGGATCAATGGCTGCCATTGCAGGATCTGGAATAGCTCCAGATTCAATCTCCTCTTCAATCAACCTATCCTGTTCTTCAATCTCAGTATCAGTCTGACGAAGGATTGTTCTTCTGACATAATCATTGGAGTAATACTTACCAACATAAGGTTCAATTTGTGAAACCTGATTAAGTCTAGACTCCATCAACTCAGCATGCTTGAGTTCAGCGAAGTGATTGTCATATAAGAAGTCATATTGAATATGATCATTCATATACTCCCAATCTTCAGGAACAATGATGTTCTTGAGGATAAGTTGAGTCTTCAACATATCACTGAACATTGCAGAGAATCTCTTTCTCATTCTTCCAACAAACTTGGAGAACTTGATTTCATCTCTCAAGATTTCAGAAGAACGACCCATTGAGAAACCAGTATCTCCCTGAAGTCTAGACTCAGGAACATTCAATGCTCTGTAAAGTTTCTTCTGGAAGTAGTTGATATCACTAATTTCACCAAGGTTCTGACCACCGGGAAGTGTAGTAATTTCAGTACCACGACCACCTTCTCTTCTAGGCAACCAGAAGTCTTCCATCATAGACATAAACTTCTTGTCATCTCTGATTTCACCAGTATTGGCATCATAGACAAGTTTGTTTCTATAACGACTCATCACATCACGCAGATATTGTTCTGCCTTCATTTTAGGAAGGTTACCAACATCGATGTAGAAGATTCTTCTCTCTGGTGCTCTTGACAATCTGTAGATAACCAGTGAGTCCTCAATCATCATCAACTGATTGAGAGGTTTGATTGCTTTATGTAACCAAGAAAGGGTTGATCCCTTGTTTCTATCTACTAATCCAGATGTACAATAGGTAACAGAATCACGAGTCATCTTGATTCCTTTTGTTGCTCCACCTGTAAAGGAGTTTGAGATACCACCTGAGTTGTTGTTACCAGGAGTATAAACAAAATACTCTTCGATATCAGGGAAATCGTAGTTCTTGGGATCATCCTTATCCCTCATCTTCAGAGAATCAGTACTATTGGCACCAGTCTTTTTCAACTGACGGATGTACCTCATCTTGGCAGCATCGATATATCTCAGTTCTTGAATACCATCTTGTGGTCTTTTCTGATCAATAACTTTGTTGTAATAAAGTCTTCCATCGATATACCAGTTACGGAAGATCTCATGAGCCTTCTTATCAAAGTCAAGAAGTTCTAGGATATACTTAAACTCTTCTCTTACTTTCTTCTTAATACCATCACTTGCATTTAGATTTTCAAGATCAATTGATACAGGACTATCATTAGTATCAGTGACAATAGCTTCATGTACAATATCTTCGATTGCACTATCACACTCTGGGTAGAGTGACATTGAACGATATCTACGAATTAGATCGTTCTCTGTTTTATATACTCCTTCAATATCTACATAAGAACCAAAAAACCCCGAACTCACATAATGCTCTGATCCATCCTGATTATTAGGAGGGACCGGAGACACTATGCCGTTCGAGGCTTTCTCGCTATCTTCAATTGAGAATCCAAATAGTCTCGACATTATAAGTTAAACTAGACATCTGTCTAGTTATTTATCATCAACTGATAGCTACCTGATTGTTATCATTTGTATTGGATTCCAAAGAATCACCAATAGTGAAGTACTGAACCTGGAAGGTAACAGAGAATTCTTCAATCTGATCACCACTTTCATAAGAAAGTTCGATAGCACTGATCTCAGATGGGAAGATATCATAGAACTTATAAGTTCTAAGAACAGATGATTGACCACCGTCATTGGTTTGTGCAAAGGCTTGTGCACCTCTACCCAGTTGTCTTACATATGCATCAGCCATGTATGAAGTTGGGTTAGTAACACCAGTGGCGTCATCCAACTTAGACATAACGTTAGCCCATCTTTCGAAGGCTGTTCTCATTTTGAAGTCTTCATCATTGATGATAGAAACTGTCCATTCTGCAAAGGTTCTGTCTCCAGCAACCTTAAGAATTCTTCCTCTAAAAGGAACTGGAACTGCTGCTACTGAAGATGCTGGAAGTTGAGCTGCCTTACAGAGGAAACTAAAGATTCCAGATTCTTGACCATCACCAGAACCCCAAGCTTCATTGATAGCTGAAGGGAATGATGGAATAGAAACTTCAAATAGATTGGGGCGGGCCCCACCACCCGCTAGTTTTGATTTAAATTGTGAGAGTGACTTGGTGTCTGCCATTGTTTTTGTCTCCTGGTTTTATTAATTAAATGATCAAACAGTACCAACAACTTCTTCAAACGCCACACCAGTTCTGGTAGCAACGAATGTAAGAGTAATGTAGTTAATTGACTTGGTTGGCTTCAGATAAATGTCAGCTCTGAATTCATTGTTATCAATGATGTCTGGAGTGTTGTTTGTTGTGTCACAAACAACCAAGAAGTCATAAACACCTCTCTTAGCTTGAACATCTCTCAAGTAGGGCTCAACAATGTTAACAAAGTTTGCTCTTGTGATCTCATCATTCAGTTCGAACAATTGAGCGTTAGCTGCTCCTTCAAGAGCCTGTTCAACTGTGAGGAACAATCTTCTAACATTGATTCTATCGAATGCTGAAGAGTAAGCCAGTGCGGTCTTATCACCGAATAGGATAATACCAGATCCTCTCTGATTGATGATGGAGTTAACTCTAGCACCATAGAGAACATCTCTTTGTGCCTTAGTTGGGTTGTATGCCATCTTAACAGCGTTATTCAGAGATCCTCTCTGAAGACCTGCTGGTGAGAACCAAGGATAGGCTTCAATAGAAGTTCTAACCATCAAACCTGCGATATCTGCGTTAGTTGCCAGATAACGGAACTCATTATTGAAACGATCATAAGTGTACTTATAACCAGTATCAAATACTGCGTAAGATGAAGAACTCAATGCTGAGTAGTATCTCAGAAGGTTATTTGTTTGTGTTGTGGAATCTGCAACATTAACCAAGTTAGCTCTGTGTGGTGAAATAGTAGCCACACAATCCTTTCTACCTTCAGCGATTGAAATCAGAAGGTTAGCCTTAGCTTGTGATTCTGATTCATTTAGAAGTCCAGGACCACCAATAAGATAGTCAAGTTCAATTTCATCCTTATTGGAGAAAAGTCTGTAGGATACATTCAATGAACCCAAGTCAGCGGCCATACCACCACCAGCTTGATAATCAACACCACCACTAAAGTTGTAAGAAACATTACCCAGTGAGGAGAATGTAACACCTTGAGCTTCTTGTCCCCAGAGACCTTCACCAATAGTGTTAGCCACATAGTTGGTAGAGAAACCAACAGCTAGTGGTTCAGTATTGTGATAAGTATCAGCTGCTTGTGAGGGGTTATAACCAGCGTAAATATACTCTGAATTATAGTGGAGATAATCTTTATAGTATGTTCTGGTTGGAGAATCACCATCAGCGGTTGCATCAGATGCCTTAGAAAGTGAAAGATGCTTCTCAAGAATTGAACCTTGAACACCAGTTACTCCACCTTGATCATCAACAACAACTACGTGAATGGAATCATTCTCACCCTTCCTGGATGATACGAAGTTTGATGTAACAGGTCTAGCAGCAAGTGACTTCCAATATACTGTGGAGTTTGTAAGTCCAAGTGTCTGATTATCATACCAGTCTTCTACAGTAGATGCAGAAGATGTTGAGGTAGTAACACCACTACTAGCAACAATCGAGACACTATCGTTAATCTCAAATGAGTTTGCTGGATTACTCTGTTGATAATCAATATTGTACTCAGTTCCAGCTGTGGATACTCTAGATACAATCTTAACATCGATTGTACTGTTAGAACCAACTGAATCAGTTTTAATTCCAGTAATGATACCCTTCAAGTAACCATTGAATTCTGTGGTTGTTCCAGCACCAGGAATAACAACACTAGAAAGTGGTGAAGTAACACCAGCTCCAATAGTAGCACCAATATCTGAAAGACTGAATGTGGTGATACCGATTGTTTGATCAGCAGCATTATCAATCGTACAAACCTTAAGGTTGTTTGCCCAGCTACCAGGATTCTTTGATGCGTATGTGAAGTTAGGATCACTCTTGTGATTCTCTTCGTAATCATCCTGATTGGTAATCTTAACAGCTGTTGATGCAGCACCGACACCAGCGTTAGCGTTCACCAAGTTAGTACCATCGGTTCTAACAACCTTCAGAATTCCACCATAAGAAAGGAAAGCATCGGCGGCCATCCAGTACTCATATTGGGAATCGGTAGAAAGTGGTCTACCAAAGGTATTGATGAGTTGTTGTTCCGTTTCAATAGTAATGGGTTCATCAACAGGACCAACAGAAAAGGGCCCTGCAATTGCACCAATATTATCAAGAACGTTCTCAGCTCTCCCAACTGTAAGATCAACTTCTCTGATCAATACACCTGGAGATAATTGAGGAGTCGCCATGTTTTTCTCCTAAAAAAGTCTCAGTTTATCTGAAAATATTTATGGAAATACACATTTAGAGGAGGGAAACAGTGAATGAACAACTACCAATCAGGATAATTCCAATCTACAAATGGATTCTTCTGTTTCCTTGCCTCTACAATTCTCTTTATAGTACAAATCTTACACTCATAAGAATATGCAGATGCAGTAGTTCCTTTTCTGGTTTTATAGAATCCATCAATAAGATTCTTCACCTCACCACAAGTTCTACACTTCCTATCATTTAGGAGGAGATGACCTAATCTTATCTGACCATCTAAATCCATCAGTATCCCCAGAGATCCCAACCACCTGCAACATTTCCATACTCATCAGTTTTCACACTAGACCACCTATCACCACCTTCAACAAAAGTTTCTTCACCTAAACCATCATCCATAAAACCAAAGGGTGCCATATCTTGTTCAATCTGATTCTTCTGTTCCTCATATAATCTCTTTCTGATATCATTATCAGTAAGTTCTTTGAAGTAGTCTTGTGCCACCAACCATGCGTAGATAACAAGACACATTGCCAAGTCATCATTACAACCTTCTTCTGCTTCAAATGAGTTTGCCTTAGAGATGAATGTTGTAAGTTCTGAGATGATATCATAATCACAGAACATCAACTTATCTTCCTCAATCATAGTCTTGAGGTTCAATGATCCAATCTTCTTCACAGTCTTGGACATCTTGACACCCAGTTGTGTCTTGTTTCCAGAGAAACCCTGACCAACAATCTGTCCTGCTCTACCTCTCATAGAACACATCAGTAGGTTCTGATACTCTAGATCATACTGAAGAATAGATGCAACCTGATCTCCAACATCATTCACCTCACAGAGAATAAACGCTTGGTTATAACTCTTTGCAACCTCATAGATGACACTAGGAAACAACATTGGTTTGATAGTGTTGTCTCTATACTTAGCCACAACCCTGTGTGGGAAGGTTGTTATGTCTACAACAACAAAGGCACTATAATCATTGCCAACACCCCTTGCCACGTCAACAGTCATAGCGTAGTCGTGATTATCCTCTGGTCTCACATATACATCTAATCCAGCATTAGTTTGAATAGCCTTATCAAACACTAAAGCTTTCAGTTTACTTGGTGCAATCAGTGTATCAACTGAACCAAGGAACTCACACTCAAACTCAATCTTGAATTGTTGTT